ACCATTTAAATCCGCTGTTATTAAAGCTTTTTTTAATGCATTTAATTTTTCTGACATAAGCAATACCCCCGCAAGTGTGAGCGAAATGCCGTTAAACCAAGTGGCAAATAACCACCCGCCGTTAACTCTTTCCATAACACGGCTAATTTTATGTTTTTGCTTTTTTCTTTTATTAATTTAAAGGTTTCTTGTTCTTCTTCTGAAAGTGTTTCTATCCAAAGAGCTGTACCGCACTTAGTTGACGGCCCCTCTAAATGTTTGCCTAGAATATCTAACACATCTGCTCCCTCGTCTGTGATGAATCTGCAACTCATCAAAGCGTAGCACAAAGTGGCAACAAAAAACCCTCGGCAACTGAGTGCCGAGGGCTTTTAAGTGGGCCTGTATTAGGCCATGGAATCGTTCATTGAGTCGTCGAAGTTAGGACGTGAACGGTTCACAGCGGATGACAATAGTCTTCCGTTGCCCTGCGTAGATGTAGCTTCTGGAGCTGTGTACGAAGGCATTTTTGCTCTAATTCCATAAGTTGCGCCATTACGTCCTTGAGCATTTGGGCTTGTTATAAACGTACGTGACGGCTTTGACTGTGCGTATGGGTCAGTTCCACCCTTAGCATTACCAGTCTTCTTCATCAGCTTTCCTCGTTCAGGCTTTGCTACAACAGGCGTTGCGCTTGATGTAACTGATGGCTCTGTAGAGTTTGGAGCGATATTCTTTGTGCTCTTAGTTGAATCTTTCATTTTTGGTTCCTTTGGCCTAAAGGGTTTATCAAACAATAACTGTTTTATTATTATTTGTCTGCACTAGCTAGCGGTTACCACAAATACAATTGCCGAAATCTGACCGTCGTGTGAGGCAATTGAGGCAAACCCCGGAATACAGACTAGGTCTAAGCCTCTTGGGGCGGTGTAACCTCGGGCAATAGCAATTGCCTTAACTGCCTGGTTTACTGCTCCTGCGCCTACGGCGCGAATCTTGCAAGTACGGGTTTCATAAATACTATGGGCGATAGCAGAAGCTAGCGACTGAGGGTTGGACCCTGCGCTTACTCTTAAAATGTGCTCTTCGTCTTGTGGTGTATCTGTCATGTTTTGCTCCTTGGGTTACGAATGTTGTTCGGTTCAAGAAGTAATTGTGAGGTGTATTTGAGGGTTTTTCAGCGTAAACTACGGGCGGTCTAAGGGGGTAGGGGCCTTGGCGTAAGTGCCACAAATGCAGCATTCCATATCTAATAAGTATTGACTTATCTCATAGTCCTCAAACTGTACTTTTAAGTTCCAAAGACTTGACTCACATACTGGACATTCGTGGCAAACTAATTCCGCGTAGTCCATACTACCCGTGTAATCAGGTTTTAAAGACCTGATAGGCAGCCCTGTCACCTTTGGCCGCCCCAGCCGCCACCTTTAAACTGTACTGCGGGCGGCGTGTAAACCTTAGTCATATAGTGGCCGCATTTATCACATGAAGGTCTTTCAACAGAATCAAACGTTAGGTGCATCTCAACGGTAGAGTCACACGCCATACACACAAAATCATAATTAGGCATCTTACTTCTCCCTGAACTTTGGGTCTTGCAGCTTATCGTACACTTCTTTTTCAACTTCCCTAGTATGACTGCCAGACACTAGATGGGCTAAACCGTATGAGTCAGCGGCGTTGTCGTCGTTAAACTCTACGCCCCACTTTTTATACACGCTTAGCAACATTTGACTTTTAGACACAGAGTTACCCTTACCTGCAACATATTTCTTAAGGTTAGTGGGGGGAACAATAAGTGGGTACTGGCCTTGACGGTCATTAAAATAGGAGTAAAGGCTGAGCTTTACAATTCCGCCAAGTTCTCCAGCCATATTAGCCATCTGGCTACCAAAAGCGTAGCCTTCCATGCAGGTGTCTTTAATAATATTGCCTTGCTCTTCAACTACTTTAAGCGTCTCGGTAGTTGAAACGTAAACTAAAGCTAAACGGCGAATGCCCATATCTTCAAACCTTTTTACTGTGGTTATGTATGAGCCGTCGGTACCTAAGAAAGTCATAGCAAATCCGCTATATGACTGGTCAATACCTAAATATGTTTCTACGCCTTCAGTAAGCCCTGGGCCAAACGACTTTACTTTCATGGGAACATTCTATCGCTGCGGTTACGCAAGCTTGAGGTGCGTCTAGTTAATTCTCTGCTTACCAATGCGGTATCTCTTTCTACGTTGTTTACCATTACTTCAAGAAGTTTGCGGTAGTTGTACCGAGCAGAATGAACTTCTTTTAACTCAACAACCTTTGGGTTTGTAGCCACATGCGCTTTTACCAGTGAGGCTAGGCTAGTTTTACCTGCGTAAGACTGCAAGAAAGCAACGCCCTCTTCATAATCTAAACTACGTTCTGAATCACGTTCGTCAATCATGGCACAAGCAAACTGTGTAGCTAAAAAGTTATTATACGCGGTTAGCTTTGAAAACAATAACATTAAATCTTCATCGCCAATTTCTGTAATATCAATTGGAAGTTCTGGCGTTTCCATCTTCATAGAGGTTCTAACTTGCAACCCCTGGTGCTTGAGTACTTCTAGAACAACATCTCCGTGACCTGGTTGAATATGCATATCAGCCATTGGTTTCCTCCTTGTAAGGTGTGCACTTGTAACAACCTATTTCACCATTAATGTTACACCCGGGAGGTTCTTTAGCGTCAAGTCTGGCCATTAAATCTTCACAGGCCTCTAAAATAGAAGTTATACCAAAGTCGCTCTTCTTAACAACAAATTCTTTTGGCTCTTGAGACGCTTTGTTTTCATAAAGAAACAGCGCTTCTTGTGGCTGATGTTCTAAGTTAATTAACTCAGCTAATTTCATGTACATCTGTGCCTGCATTATGTGGCTCATAAATGGAGCCTTAAGAACCTTCCACATAGATTCAATCTCACCGTTATGTGCGTACATTAACTCAGGGGCTTCAAATCTAAACGTTCCTGCGCCTACAGATTTAATCTCTAGCAACAAAGGTTCACCAAGACCTAACAAAATACCGTCTGCATGCCCCGAAATTCTAAGGGGGTCGTACATTAAAGATACTTCTTTGTAAGAGTGAGACTTGCCGTTGCAAACTGCGCACGGGTCAACACCCATACTCCAATTTATTAACCCACACGAATCACAAGAGTACTTTCCATACAATCTACCCATTTCGTGAAAGATGGTTTGCCAACCCGCATGGATATCGTGGCCAAGTTGGAACACGCGTTTTTGTCTTAAACTTGTTTTGTACTTACTTGGGGGAGGAGGAAAGCCTAATAATTGAAAGTAAGAAGAGCGGTGACACCAATCTGATTTAATAATCTCAGATGGATGTAAAACAGTTGTAGAGCGGCTTGTGTCTTTTGGTTGCGTCATTACGTAACGCTCAACAGACCCCAAGACTCTGCTAGGAATCTTACTTATATTAGCAAAGTCTTTTAGTGAGCCGCTCATGGTTTGTTTTTGTTAACCCATTCTTCTAATGTTGCTCCGTGTTTTTCAGCTTTCCTTCTTAACGCGTTTCTTTCTCTGTGGCTAAGGCCACCCCAAATACCATGCTGCTCGTCGTTACTTTCTGCGTAAAGTAAACAAGCAACCCTTACTGGACATTCTGGCAGACCATCTTTACCTAAGCAAATTGACTTTGCTTCATTAGCAATTACTTTATATAAATCTTTATCTCGTGGAGGAAACCACATTTCAGTGTCGTAACCTTTGCATTTAGCATCGTAACGCCACTTTTCTACACCTTCGTCTTCGTACAAGAGCACTCCTGGAGGTTATGGCGCAGCTCTAGGAAATCGTCCTCTAGTAATAAAACATAGTTTTCTTCATTAAGATGAAAACCAAGGACAGGCATTCGACCATCAAGAATTGCTTCTGTGACAATCTTTTCTAGAACCGCAGCCTTTACGGATACGGAAGCTTTGCCAGTCCACTTATGCTCTACGAGCAAATCTTTAGACCTGACATCACCTTTTCGACTCCAGAATGCTCCGCTTGCAGCAGTACGCTGCCCGCCGATTTTCTTAGCGAGTCTATCCTCGTGCTTCCTTGATTCTTTTTGTCCTTTACTCTTCATCGTCAGGTTCTACTACGTACTTAGAACCAGCTTTAACAGTTTCAAGAACATCCTTCTCCAGTGTATCTCGGAGGTCAATCTCCTCCTTGATAGAGCTAACCATAGCATCTGCGCCTTGCCACTGCCGTTCCGCATATCGGTAGTACGCACCTGCTCTTATGATGACCTTGTTAATAATTCCAAGGGCCACAATTTCCTTAGCAAAATCGTATTCGCCTGGGGCTACAGTGCCCCCATCAGCAAAGTAGAAGTCAATATAACCAACCTGTGATGGTGGGGCAGACTTGTTTTTGATAGTTCGGGCTTTGATAGTTTGGCCTACACGACGTTTAGAGTCGCCAGTACCAACCTCAATCCAGTCATCTCGTTTAATCTCTACGCGAGTAAAATAACTGTAGTTCTTTCCCTTACCGCCGGGGGTAGTTCTAGGGTCACCGTACATAACACCTACACGGTCACGCCATTGATTAATCATAATGCCAATAAATGGGCGCTCTATTTCAATAAGGCTACGCTTTGAAGCAAGGCCAACCTTACGAAAAAATTTATTAGTTAAGAGCGCTCCTCGTCCGACGGTGTACTCATCCATTTCTTTCTCATCTTCCGCTCCTGGAACAAGAGCAGGGAGTGAGTCAATAACAATGCAATCAGCACCCTTGCTTTCAACGACTTGAATAACCGCTTCATAAGCTTCCTCCATAATATTCGTAGATATAACAAACACTCGGTTAATGTCTACACCGCATAGTTCTGCGTAAGAAGGAACCCACTGCTCTGCTGCAACCCATACAGTTGTAAATTCAGGGTCTTTCTTTTGATTAGCAGCAATAGTTTTAAGTGCAATAGCCGTCTTACCGTTGGACTCTTCGCCAACAATCTCATGCCATTGATTGGTTGGCCAACCCCCACCTAGCGCTACATCTAACGCAAGTGAGCCTGTTGTGACACGACCAATTAGGTCGTCTCTTATATCTGTACCAATTACTACTGTTTCTGGCCCAAACTTTTTATTTAACTTTGCAATTACTTTTAATAGTTCTGGATTCATTGTTGACTTGGTCATTACTCAAGCTTACCAATAATTGTTGTTGGGTTCCAACCGCCAGTTTCTACCTGTAAAGCGGCTTGAACAGGCCCTGTTGGTTGAGGACCACTTACTATGCCTTTACCCATACCTGAACCACTTTGTTGAATCGGGTACCCACAGTCATAACAACGCGCCCTACCTCCACCAGCAGCAGAGTAGTTACCGCTTCCACATCCAGGACAATTGTTAGATGCAACTGGTGGTATGTACTGGGGCTGTTGCGGTTGTGGTTGATACACGGGCTGTTGCGGGGGTTGAGTTGCTGTCGGTATCGGTGCTGGGGCAGCACCTAGTTTATTAGCCCACCAATTACTGCTCATCTTCATCCTCCTCGTTTGCTCCATAAGTAGATAAAAAGTTATACGACTTGTTTAAAAACCCTAGCTCAAGTGCTGCCGAAAAAGCGGCAACCAACGCAGCAAATGATACTTGCTGGTACAGGCCTTCCATTAAATCTGGGTCAATATCAGAAACATCTTCTGTCTCTATATCTTGTAATTGAATTGTACTTATAGCCTTGGCGTTAATCGCAGAAATCATCTTAAAAAACGGAATAAGGCCGTCTATCTCTTCTACTCTAGACTCGCTCTCACCCATTTCGTATTCTTCACCCTCTTTACTTACGGGCATTAAATCAAAGGCACGAAATAAATCATTAGGCTCTTCAATACCTAAGTCGTAGCAATACCATCTAATTAAAGTACTAAGCGGAACCGTATTACTGTATATCTGAGGCTCTTCGTTTTTTTTCCAAAACTTCCAACTCACTTTGCTTCTCCCCAACGCTGAACTGTTGTTATGTCCGCAATTAGTGGAACGTTTAAAATGTCTATGCCTTCCATTGCGGTTCTGATAGCGTCCTCGGTTTCTTTAACAAGGTGGTCTGGGCAAAGCGTAACTAGCTCATCGTGAACGGTCAATATTAGCTTAGATTCTTCGGGAAGTAGTCCGTGCGCCCGAACCATGGCTAGTTTAATAATATCGGCGGCTGAACCTTGAATTCTAGTATTAAAAGCTTGACGCTCAGCTCCAGCTCTAATCATGCGGTCGTTAGAGTTAATCTCAGGAAGGTAGCGCTTACGCCCTAAAATCGTATAAACATACGCTGGGCTACTGGCACGAGTGACGGCCAGAACCTTTAGACGGTACTTGTTTACCGCAGAGAACGTCTTAGAGAAGTCGCCCAATAGGTCCTTGGCCTCCGTTACGGAACAGCCAATAGAACGTGCAATCTTATCTGGGCCAACGCCGTAAGCCATAGAAAGCACAAGAACCTTTCCAGCCTTTCGGTCAACCCCCATAGTGTCTCCGACTGTGGTGTATATGTCTTTACCTTCTAAATAGTTAGACATCATAATTGGGTCCTCGGACATAGAGGCAATAACTCGAGGTTCAATCTGAGAGTAGTCAGCCACAACTAACTTATAACCCTCTGGTGCGTAAAACAGGTTACGAATAGATTTTCCGTGAACCGTGTGAGGCGCGGGTACGTTTTGAAGATTAGGGTTACGGCTCGAAAAACGACCTGTCTCAGCACCGTGCTGTATAAAATCACAGTGAATTCGGCCGTTAATCAAAAGACTGTCTTTGTGTTCAATTTTAGACTTTCCGCCAGTAGTTCTTGTAACATCGCCACCTAGGTACGGCACTACATATGTAGTAAGCAACTTGTTTAAGTCTGCGTATATAAGTATTGCGGTAACTAGGGGGTCTTTATCTCTATACGGTTCAAGAGCCTCTGCTGCAACAGAGTAATCTGCGTAAGTTAACTCTTTGCCCTCTTTATCACGCGTATTTCCACGCAACGTAAGTACCTTAGGAGCTAACCCTCTACCGCCCTCTGCCTTAGGTGCATATAATAAATACTGCTTCTCTTGGTTTGAGTTCATATTAAACTGACGCCCAGCGGCAATAAAAACCTCTGCCTTAGCTTTTTCAATATCTTCTACAAGTTTTTCGTGAAGCTCTTCTAAAACAACCATATCAATCGGTGCTCCAGTAAGCTTCATAGAGCATAAAACGTTTAAAACATCCATCTCTAACTTCATTACTTTTTGTAGGTTGCTCTCAGTAAGTCTAGGATTTAAGTTCTTCCACAGTAAAAACGTGTATTTTGCGTCAAGGTAGGCGTACTTAGCTACATCAGTAAATGAATGCTTTTCAACCTCTTTACCCACACCTTTAACCATGTGATAGCCAAACTCACGGGCTAAAGAATCGGCTAAACCTACTTTATTTTTGTTCTTGTTATCTAAGATAAAAGAACCAATCATTGTGTCAAAGTACGGACCTACTGGGTATTTGTTCCCGTAATACTTTGCTACAGAAGTTAAATCAAAAAGTAAGTTATGCCCTACTTTTAAAATGTTAGGGTCAAACATAAGTGGTTTTAAAGCGGTAAACACATCAGCAGGAAATAACTGCTGTGGCGCATCACCAAATACATACGTTGCTTTTTTAGCATCTCGGGAGTAGTCACTAGGTCTGGCAGGGAGCCCCTTTTCTACGCGTTTTTCTCCCTGACCAGTTAGTGGATAAACCACATCTAGTAACTCTCCGTGAGGATGTCCCATTGGGATAACGTCTGCTCGCCCGTGTGTGGCTAACGTAATCCACAAAACCTCATTTATTGGAGTATCACCACGACGGTCTCCTACAGTTTCAACGTCATACGCAAAAGCATCAACCTTTGAGTAGTGGTCAACTAATTCCTGTAATTGTTCTTTAGTCGTAATAATATTCATGCATACCCCTTTAAGGTCTAAGAGCTGGAGACTCCAGAAAGGGGGAAAGAAAGCCCCCAGCCCTTAGACAGCTAGTTTGCTTAAGCTAACAATGAGTTGGCAATTTCTTCCAACTCTGCCCATGAATGAGTTTTAATATCATCCTTGGTATAACACGCCATTTGCGCGATTGCTGCTTCGGCTGCTGCTTCTTCAATGCCCCAGTCCTCTTGGAGGTCTCGGCCCTTGATTGCATTTAGGTGGTAAACAGTTTGCTGCATCTTACCTGTACGACTAAGTGCCCAGAAATTTTTATTCAGTGGGCCCTGAGGTGAGAAGTGTGCAGCGTGTAGTGTCTTGTAAAGACGCGGTGTAGCAATCATCATCTGACGCTGTGGACCGCCTGGAGCGCTAAGGTTAACGACGGTAAACGCACGCTTGTCCTCAGGCTTGCTATTGAGTTTGGTGCACAATGGGTCGTTAGCACCAAGAGAAATGTATGAACGACGACCAACAGTTTTTTGCTGTAGGAAGTGTTGCTTGTATGTTGCAAAGGGACCATCTGGGTCAAGGAACTTAATAACTTGGAAGTCTTCTCCAAGCTTTAGTTCGACTGGGAAATCACCTGCTGTGCCCGCTAATTTTTCAGCGGCATCCCAACCTGATTGAACTGCTGTTGATGAAGCCGCAACTGGGCGGTCTTCAATTACAAACGCTTCAGTTTCTGAAACGTACTCGTCTGCATTTGGAACTCTATTAATTGACATTTATTTTCCTTTGTTTTAGTTGTTTTCTGTTTCCGTTGCTTGGATATTATCCCAAGCCTCGGCTATCTCAGTTATGAGGTGCCGGTTAGTAGACCATTCTATACGCTTTGCCGTAAGTACGCCAGCCTTATTAAACAGTTCTACCGTTACCTCAATCATTGGTCTTGTGTACAAGCGCTTACCTTGTACCTCCTTGCCGTTTTTGTCAACTGTTGAAGGCAATCGGTAAGGAGATGTAGGTAAGTAGCCTTCGCCCATCCACGAACGTAATGGGATGATAGGGCGACCTAAAGCATTTGCTAACGCACCAAGAGTAAACATCTCCACACTAGTTCCGTTGGGTAGTGTTTTAATGACTGGTTTAGAGTCCCACTCAACTTGTACTTTTTGTGGAGTTACATCTTCGCGGCGTTTGCGTTTACTGCCTGGATAATAGTTATCCAAACTAGCAAAAGTAGACTCAATAAAGTCTTTAGCGTTATTTGAATTACTCATGTGTCCCATATTAAACGATAAAAGCGTAGATAACTTTTTCAGGGAACATAGCGTCGATGTCTGCTTCTGTTAGTTCATCGCGGTAGAACGAAGCCATAATCTCTGCTTCATCTAATGTAGGAACCATCTTGACACAACGTTCTGTCAAACCTTTTTCCGCAATAATTTTTTCTGCAACATCCATATCAAGGTTCTTAATAACTTTTCGTTGATGAGTAATTTTATCAACACCAGTTACTTTGTCGTCTACCTCAAGGACAATGTGACCTTTTGAGTCAACCTCGCCGTATTCTTTAAGTAGGTCAACAAGACGAGTCTTGATTTCTTTTTGACGATTTGTAAGGAGATTAATTTCATCCTTAAGCGATACAAACTGTTGAACGTTACGTGTTAAATCTTCTTTGTTTAGAGACATATTCAACCCCTTTCGAGGTCAAAGATAGTCGAAGACTTATTTAGCTGTCAAGCGGGGTTAGGTAATCCTCAAGGGCTTTAATTATGATGCTGGTCACAGTAACCTTCTCAAGGGCGGCCTTCTTCTGAACCGCGGTCCAGAGGTCATCTGGGACGCGGATAGTACGCGTAGGGGTCTTAGGTGCGTTAGGCATCCAAAAATTATACCGAAGTTAGGCGCAAGAACCCGCTTAAACTGCCTACGCTCATAGTTACTCCGCCAGCCTCATTTATGCCTGTACCGTCAATAACAGCGCTTGCTACGGCGTTTTTATGTTGCAACATCTCGTGTTGTCTAATTTCAATAGACCCAGCCACTAAAAGGTCTTGCACAACTATGGTTGCCCACTTTGACGAGGCTCTCATAATACGCCCGTTTCGTTGAGTTGCAGAACCTGCAGACCAAGGTAAATCATAATTGATAAGGAGATTAGCAGCGGGCAAATCAACACCGTAACCACCAGCGTCAGAAGATATAAAGACGCGAATGTTAGGTAAAGTGTTAAAGGCAATTTTGTTCTCCTCTTTCGTTTTAGCGTCAATACGCCCTGAGTAAGTAACGCACATATCTGGACCCAAAGCAGTAGAAATCTTTTCAAGCATATCTACATAAGTAGCAAATATAACTACCTTGTTTTCTTCATTCTCATCAAGAAAGTCTTTAACGTAGTTAATCAACAGGTCAAACTTTTGACTGTTGTTTACTCCGTCTAGAGCCCCGTCTTTTACTATTTCGTAGGCGTACTTTGACCCTGTGCCTGTCATCATGTCGTAGTTGTATGCGCTAGTGCGAATAAGGTCTGGATGAGAGCACAACATCTTTAGGCAGCCTACTTTGGCCATAATCTTTCCTCTAAGCTCGTCCATCTCTCCGCCACGTTGAGACTCAAGTCCGTAATGGGCAAAAATATTAAAGTTAGACCCAAATAAATTCTGGGCTTCGTCTAGGTCGTTGAGCAGGTCTTGCAAAATCTTGTTGTATAACTTGGCTGAACCTCTATCTAAAGTAATAGTTATTGGTTCTTTATGTATAGCGTCTGGAAGGTATGGGGCAACATCGGGGTCTTTTTGTGATTTACGTACACAGGCTTCTTTTAGTTTTTCGTGCAAGGTAGGCAAGTTTCTATAGCGGTCTACGCCACCCCAGTTATTGCGGACAATAAAAGCTTTGTCAAAGATATCAAAACGTCCCAGCAACT